GCTCATCCATTCCAGATCTTTTTTGATTAGTTTGCACCTGGTCTTTTCAAGAACCCAATAGTGAACCTCCCACGTTAGCCTGTCTGGTAGTTTAGATGTCCACTCCTCAACATCATCTGAAACATAAGAATCACAATATAGGACTTCTGAACCACGTACTGCATAAGCTGACTTGGTCTTTGTAGAAGATGTCCAGGCAGCATAACCTGGCTTTGTAAATTTAGTCTCGAGATATACACATTCATCCATGCATGTGCAAGCCAGCTGCATCTGCATTTGGTGGTAATATTCAATTGGGACATCTGAGTTCTCATCAAAATCACGAGTGTATGGACACTTTAGTTCGATCAACCTACCCCTGCGTTCATCATTAGTTAGGATTAATCCATCAGGGGATGCACCCAGGAATGTAAACTCTGGATGTATAACACAATCTAAGTCGACAATATCAACATTTTCCTGCTGCATATATATTTTCTTAGCAATGGGTTCAAATTCTGTGCCCCAAACACATGCGGCAGGAGATGTACTATTACCTAGTTTTACTTGTAGCTTATCTAGCATCAAATCCCTCCTCGCAGAAAATGAGGCAGTTGACATAGCCTTATAGCACTCAGAGGCAGTAATTCTTTGCTTTCTTGTTGTGAACCATTCTGCTGTACGCTGTTGGCCCTTTCCGTAGACTTGCAGAAGAAACTGTATCTGACATTCTTTATTATCCATTTCTACAGCATTATGCTTGATATTATCACAATGATCCATCCTTACTGTACTACACGCCTGTCATATAAATCCATTATGTAAAAAGAGATGAATTACTCCATCTTCACTTTCACGCAATAAATATTTTTCCCCATGCTGACAATTACTCCTGCATTGTAGAGAGAAATGAACATTTCCTCAGGCATGATCTTAATAAGTTTCATTGAGGCTAAAGTCCATTCCTTGTCATCCTTTGCAGAGAAGATTTCATCAAGCAAAGTAAGTAGTGTTTCGGGTATTATTTCATTAGGGAAGAAATCCTGCATAAGTTTTGGGGAAATCCCACCAACTATGTTGGAATAACAAACAAGGTGATCCTCAACACGTTCTGCAATAACTGCAGATCCAGCACGAATTCTAACATCCATTTTATTTTAACATGATTAACTATAAAATTTCCGTTTTCAGATTGGTGATTAGATTAATTTAAATCTATGGAAGAAATATATACACAAGAACAATGGGTGCTGCACCGTCTAGAAAAGTTTTATGCAGTTCCCCAGAATCTCAAAAGGATTCAGGAAATTATCTCAGGAGAGTCTGCGCTTTCCTTACGCCTGATAGATTGGTTCGTAACAAACTACGCAAAGAAGTTCAACACTGCTTTCATGAGCAGGACCCAGAAGTATGTGATTGTGTATCCGGCGTACAAAAGCCACTTGAAAGCGTACAGCAAAAGGATGTTCGACCCGTTTTGTCGGTGCAAGAGGATTAAATTTGCTGGTTTGGAAACTACAGTCGGTCAGCTAAATTTCTTTGAGTGGATTATTACCGATGAGATATTAGACTACATATACGTGAATAAAGATAAAATCCACGCAGATATGGAGATGAGATTGCAGCAGGAAAAAGACATTACGAAGAAGAGACATGAGTTATCATCTTCTGCTGCAAATATCCTTTCAAAGCATGATGTAACTATTAAGTTTTCATTTGATTAATTTTCCGTTGATGAAACATTCGTAGGTTGGTTGGTATCCATCAGCTGTCTTAGCAAATATTTCGACTCTAGAATTTGGGTTCTTTCTAGATTTTTCTATTGCCTCAGCTTCTGATAGATATATAATTATATCCTCCCATTCTGCTGCATTAACTACGAATACATATATGAGTTCCATTTAAAATGAGTTACACATTATTTATATATTAATTTAAATGCGTTTTCTATTTTTTGATACTGAGACTACGGGATTACCAAAATATAAAGATCCAGCCCGTAAGGCTCCAAACAATTGGCCGCATTTAGTTTCAATTGCTTGGATAGTTGTGGAGGATGAATTAGTAAAGACTGAATACCACCTAATTAGACCAGAAAACTGGGTAATACCTGAGGAGTCTACAAGGATTCATGGGATAACACAGGAGGAGGCTATGACAGGTAAGCCACTGCATGAAGTAATGACTAGATTTATGAGCGAACCATATGATTACTTGATTGCACATAATGCTGACTTTGATGTAAATGTGGTAACAAATGCTATCATGTGGGATTTGAAGATGCCGTGCCCTACATTTAGGAATGTTTGCTGTACAATGAAGGCATCAACTGAACTATGTAAGATACCTTCAAACTACAAAGGTTACAAGCAACCAAAACTTTCAGAGCTTTATGAGTTTGTAATGAAGAAGCCAGTGAATAAGACGCTGCATAATTCATTGGCAGATGCTGAGTTGCTTGCTGAGATTGTTATGAATTCTACTCAACTACGAAAATTGCTTGGATTTGCGTATTTATGAATGTTTAACAAAACGTTTTTATAAATAAATGTTAGCGCTTGATGTATTATATGTATCATTAACGACATTAGCACTAATGGCAATTATGCAATTGCTTGCATTTGGAGTAACTAGGATTCTTACACCACCTGAACCTAAGATTATCTATAGGGAAATTAGAGTTCCTGAGCCGGCACCAAAGGTAACTTTCACAGAACCACCAGTTCAAGAGATAAAGATACCTGAGTATGAACCACGTAAGCAGGATTCAGACTCTCTACGGCTGGACCCCCAGCTACCGGCAGGTATTCAAGAAACCCGCCCTCCCGGAACATAAATTTAAGGTTCCTCAGACAACAGGAAGTTCTGGTTGGATAGTATATGATCATGAGGAAGATAAGTGCTATTGGTATAACAAGACAATATCGATTATAAATGTTAAATTAGAGTTTATAGGTGATGCAATTTTCAGAGCAGAAAGATTATTAGACAAATATGTTATTTCTGATGTGTTTGTCTATTCTAGCATTAATATCTTTCAGTCTACAAACTTTCAGACGAGATATGAATGGACAAAGAAGATAGTTCTGAATATGGGTCCAATGTTCCTACATAAAAGTCAGATAAATTTACCCTTGCGTGGGTATGAGTACTATGATTCTGATAAGGGTAGTACAGGTGTGTTTGTAGAGTGCGAAACTATAATAAAAAGCAATATACCTGATGTTTACCACATAAAGGATAAGGAGGGTTATGTAGCTGTACCTGACTTAAAAACATCGGATTACTTGCGTTCAATGGGTAGTGAGTTTTATTTGCCCTGTGAAGAAAAAGATGGTGTCTGGTACATTAAAGATGTTTGTATAGAATAAATGAAGAAAAGAGGAACACGCAAAGGGGGATATTATGGATTTAATGGAGGACTAGCAACTGGAACCCCTAACTGGGGTACCGGTACTGAAATGGGTAAGTTTACTGTAGACCAAATCAATAATGGAGCTAAAATGAGTGGTGGACGTCGTAGGCGTAAGACAAAGAGGCGCAAGACTAAGAAGCGCGGTGGTTCTAAGTACGGTGCTGTAGCTGCGACATATACTGGAACAGGAGTCCGTGGTATGGCAAACTATGAGGGGACAAGTGTAAATAGACCTGGAGTTGCAGCCCGCGGTGAGTTTAATGATGGTGGTGCAAAGCCAGGAGATCATCAGAGTTTCTCAGGAATGTTTCCTAAGTAATTATAATAATGAAAAATACTGACAAAGCCGCTGCCCTATTACTTGGAGTTATAGCTTCTGCCTATTTGTTTTACAAGAAGACATATCAGCTTATTGCATGGCTTGTTGTGAGTTACTTTGTTCTTGTAAATACTATCCTCAAGGATTGCCATACATTGTCAGTTATGTTCGGATTGGCAATAACAATGGTAGTACTAACAAAGTCAACTTGGGAGCATTTCGAGGAAGAAAAACTAGAAAAGAAGGAACACGAAGAACATGAGAAGCAAGAAAAGGAACCAAAACCAACAGGTAAGTCATCACATGTTGATTTGGGAAGTACTATCCTCCATGCTTATAGGAACCTATCCCCTGAACAAATTGGTGGTATGAAAAAAGATACTAAAGAACTTATGGAGCTACAAAAGGAACTAATGGGCACATTATCAGAAATGAAACCTGCAATTGAACAGGGAGCTCAACTTCTTGGGTCGTTTAATCAATTCTTTGGTAAGCCTAAGGATTAACGACGACGAGTGTGGCGACGCTTGCGCCTACGACTTGTGCCAAGAAGATTACGTCTACCGGTCTGCTTACCAAAAGATGCCAAGGTTGGTTGAGGAGGGAGTGCAGGATCTAGTTTTACACTACCAAGCAAATCCCTGCTTCCATCCTGCCTTACCAGTGGTGGAGTAGCAAGCAAATCCCTGCTTCCATCTTGCCTTACCAGTGTTCCAGTAGGATCTCCACCTCTGCGCCTGTGACGTCTAGTATGCTTACGATATTTTGCCATTTTATATTAACCACTATATTTTACGCGGAGCCTACAATTCTTTCCATTCCGTCAGCATAGACGTATGGATGGTATTTTCCGTTGTTTGTAGATATCCATGGACCACCAAGTCCCTTAACCAGTATCCCCCAATTAAATACTTCTTGCTCTAATTCAATATAACGTATAAACTCTACCCATTTTTGAATACCCCTTAATAAACCGAATACACACATAGGCGTAAACTCAGTAAACAATATATATAATGGGTAAAAAACCATATCAATCAAATTATACCAAGATAGTTTTTCACGTAAGTTTATGTATTCTTCAGACATTGCGAAATATGGCTTCTTCTGAATTTTCAGATTCTTACTCCTCTTTCTTAGAAGTTGAAAATCTGGAATCATCCTCTATTGTAATACCATCATCAGGAAATTCTACTTCATCAAACGTATCTGCGGCTATATATTTTATATTTCTTACAAAAGGAGCAACTAAACTTATTATCTCTTTTGTAATTTTATTTCCTGGAACTATATACTCATACATCTTGCATGTTAATCCAACAGTCTCTCCATTCTGCTCTCCGCCAATCCATATCCAAGGAGTCTTGCTTGGTTTATCATAAAGTTTATATGATTCATCCTCGGTCAAAATATGGCACTTCTCCCCAGCAGACCAAATCTTATTCTTCTTAACGACACTATCATCAAATACAAATTCAAGCTCCTCAATAAAAAATGAGTTTTCCGGGACAGTTGTTTCCCACACTATAGGTTGATTTGTATATTCATAGAGTTCACCATATACACCTGGCTTCCTACAAGAGAACAGCTTTTTAAACTGCAAGTAAACCCTGACTAAGCATAACATTTAATATCAAGATGCTACCACGATTTAAACCAGTTAACTAGCATGAGTAGCAGGAGGCTCAGGAGTATCTTTTTCGCCTTTCATAGCCGCCTTCTCCTCCTCTGCAGGTGGGTGCTCATCCTTCTTAGGCTTCTTCTTGTGCTTCTTCTTGTGTTTACCATCAGGTGTAAAATGCTCCTGCATCATCATTGACATGTGATGATCCAACTGTAGCCCCAATGCAATAGATGCTCCGAGCGCAGTGATCAAGAAAGGCACTGCAATAACTGCCCAAGATACTACACCAAGGTCAACTTTGCAGAAAGAATTTAGGAGATACACCTGTAGTGCACCTGCAGCTACCTTAAGCATAGCGGTATAGTACATTCCCAATGACAAATCAAGGGCGACCTGGGTTGCAATAAAAATCAAAAACAGGAATGCCGGGGGGCACAAATTCTCAATTAAAGCAATCTTCATATTGTTTACTATAATACGACAAAATATGGACGACGTGGAAAGATTCATGAATCTTGGAGATTGTACACGTGAAGAAGCCATTGAATGGCTTAAGAAAGGTAGCCTTACAGACGCTCTCGCCTTAAAAATGGGTGTTGTGCCTGTTGAAAAGAAGCTATCTAAACAACAGGAATTTTTTACTATTGTTCGGCAAAAAATGGACTCATTAGAGCAATCTATTGTTAAAGGACTTAAGACTTCAAATCAAGTCGGGTCTTCGCTACAAGACGACTCGAAAACCCACCACGAAGGAACGGCTCAACAAAATAATTGTTCTCATGAATGTCAGACTCTTTCTCAGGAATCAGAGGTTCAAATACCGGGAATTGTTTGTCAGTCACCGTCTGAACGCTTTTGCGATTTGCAGTTGAGTGACCAAACCTAACTTTACTTTCGTCCTCTACACTATCAGGATCACCCATCCCCATAAATGGAGTCGTAGGAAATGGCCTCTGAAATAATTGATTACCACCTTTCATCCTTAAAGTAGCAGGGTCGCCAAATAGTAGATCACTATTTGTGTCGATAGCACATCCACCTGCAGGCGAGTAGTTACCTCCTGGAATCAAGCCAGGAAACTCTACTGCTGTTGTAAGTCCACCTTCAGTACAAGACCCAGTAGAAGTCGATGCCCTACTATTACGTTCAGTTGAATCTGCATTACCATATCTGTCATCTGTACCTCCTCTTGTTACTGCATTAAATAATGGGAACCCAAACATTTATAATTTAGAAACAAAATATTACTAATATGTATAAACCAATGTCTTGGGGGTATCATCTTATACTCGATTGTTCGAGGTGCATACGTCCATCAATTCGAAGCAAGCCAACAATTACTCAATTTGCTAAGAGTTTGGTTACAAAAATAGATATGGTCCCTTACGGTGAACCACAAGTCCAGCACTTCGGATCCGGCAATAAAGCAGGATATACATTGGTCCAACTTATTGAAACTTCAAATATTGTCGCACACTTTGTCGAGGAGACTGATGATATGTACCTAGATGTTTTTAGTTGCAAAGAATATGACCCAGATGACGTAAAGAGAGTAGTGAAGATGTACTTTAACCCATTATCCATGCATGATAAGTTTATCGTAAGGCAGGCAGGCCGATATCCAATTATTCGAGCAGATTATAAATATCTATCCTGAGTCTACAAAACGAATCAGTTTTCTCTCCCCAGAAATATAGTAAAATGATACTTCATCCCTGCGAATGGAAAGAACAAGATGATAAGAAGTATGTGGTTGATGTATTCGGACGAACTCATGAAGGTGATATCGCACGAGTTCGTATAACAGATTTCAAGCCATACTTCTATTTTAGAGCAAAAGAAAATGGCCCACAACTAGATAACTTGCTTAGAACAATTAAAACTAAAAATGGCTATAATCCACAGTTTGAATTCAAACAAGAAACAAAGCTAGATGCGATTTCTGGATTCAATATGCTCAATCCTATAACCGTGTGGAAAATCTCATTCAAGAATTTGTGGGGTTTCAAACTAGTATCAAATGAGCTTGTTAAAATAAGACCAAATGATGTATTCGAATCTAATATTCCACCATTCCTGCGTCTAATCCATGAACGGGATATTTCACCTGCTTCACCATTTGAGTTTGAAGCTAAACTAATAGATGGGCATTATGAAGTCCCATACACAGATATTACACCAAATCTTAAACCTAAAATTCCAATGTACATAATGTCATATGACTTAGAAGTATTTTCAGATGATGGAAAGTTTCCACAGGCTTCAAATGCTTCTAATGAAATTATCCAGATCGGTATTTCAACTCGGTGGTCTGATAATCTTTTAGAGCCAGTTGAAAGATTTGTCCTAGTTTCTGGTGAATGTAGCGGACCAAACATTATCTCATGCAAAGATGAAAAGGATTTATTAACTAAATTTCAAAATCTTGTAAAGGTTGAGGATCCTGATATTATTGTTGGATATAATACATTTGGATTTGATGATGGCTACGTAGAAGATAGATGCAGTAAATATGGCCTATCACTTGAACTTGGTAGAACAGATGATACTACACAGACAATTAAAAAAACATTTGAACTAGCTAGTGGAAAATATGCTGTACGATATCTAGACATTCGAGGCAGGTTATCTCTGGATTTACTACTAAATGTCCGACGTGAATATACCCTAGATTCTTATAAACTAGATTCTGTTGCATCAACATTCCTGCGTGATAAAGTCACAGAGTTCATAATTATTACTGGAGCAAAAACTCGTCAATTTGAAATGCATACAAAGAGTACACGTGGTTTATTTCCTGGAAATTTAGTCAGATTTGATATTGTTGGAAATACTATGAATCCTTATGCGAATGGTATGAAATTCAAAGTTAAGTCTGTATTTCCTAAAAAATTTATAGTTGAACTAGAAGATCACAACTATCTTTGTACATTTGACGACATTTCAATCGAAGATAGAAAGAATTTAGAGTGGTGCTTTGCAAAGGATGATGTATCTGTAAAAGAAATATTTGAGTCTCATACTGGAACTCCAGCACAAAAAGCAACAATTGCTAAATACTGCTTACAGGATTGTGATTTGGTTTTAACTCTAATGGCAAAACTTGATATCCTGAACAATTCAAGAGGCATGGCAGATGTATGTAAGGTTCCGATTGACTACATATTTCTTAATAGGGGTCAGGGTATCAAGATTTACTCTGCTGTTCTCTACAATTCATCCAAACGTAATCAAATTATCATGACACAGCAATGTGCAGAAGGGGATATCTCTTATGAAGGTGCAATTGTTATCCCACCAAAGATTGGTATGTATTTAGATACGCCTATTCCTGTTCTGGATTTCAACTCACTTTACCCATCAAATATGATTGCATATAATATATCTCCTGATACCTTAGTGTACGTAAAAACATACAATATAGACGGTAGAAAGTTCAAGCATGAGGGAGCTTCTGAAGCAGAGATAGATGAAATTAAGAAGGTCTACAAGATTGATGAAATTTCATTTGACTTGAAGGACGATAATGAAGTTATTGGAAGAAAAACTTGTGGGTATATCCAGCCTACAGATGATCCACAGACAATTGGTCTTCTACCTCAAACATTGGATCTCTTGCTTAAGAAGAGAAAAGAGACTAGGAAACTTATGGAGGTAACCGAGGATGAGGCACAGAGGTCTGTATTGAATGGTTTGCAGCTAGCATATAAGGTTGTTGCAAATTCGGTGTATGGCCAATCTGGTTCGAGGACATCTCCTATTAGAAAGGTTGAGGTAGCAGCCTGTACAACTGCAGTTGGTAGGGAAAGATTATTATTTGCTAAATCTATTGTTGAAAAGGAGTTTGGAGCAGAAGTTGTATATGGTGATACGGATTCTATATTCATCAAATTTCCAACTAAGGATCTACAGGAATCTATGGATCTAGCAAAGAAATCTGCTGAAAGGATTACGTCATTATGCAGGAAGGCACATAAGATTGAATATGAGAAGACATTTTACCCGTTTATCCTATTTTGCAGGAAGAGATATATTGGCCTCATGTTTGAGGATAACGTGAATAAATGCAAAAGAAAGTTTATGGGTATAGCCTTGAAGAGGAGAGATTCTGCCCCAATCGTCAAGGATATTTATGGTGGGGCTCTAGACATCTTGCTTGAACAGAGAAGTCTAAAAAATGCCCAAGATTTCGTTAAGAACTACTTAGTTGCTGTCCTGCAAAATAAGGTTCCTATTGAGAAATTTGTAATTAGTAAGCAGCTGCGTGATGACTACAAGAATCCAGAACAAATTGCCCACCGTGTATTAGCAGATAGGATGGAGGAACGAGATGCTGGGAACAAACCACAAGTAGGTGATAGAATCGCATTTATATACGTAAGTGGCAGAACAGGTAAGCAGGGTGAACGTATTGAACAAATTGATTTTGCAAAAGAGAGGAAGTTACTTCCAGACACTGAGTTTTACATTACTAATCAAATTCAAAATCCAGTTGCTCAATTGTTTGCCCTAAGTATACATGAAATTGATGGTTATGTCCCAAAGACATATCCAACATTTCCTGATCTGGATGAGGAGGAGTCTACACTCAAAGTTTTGGGTCTCAAGGAGAAGGAGCTAGATTCCCTGCTTTTCATGGGCGCTCAATATCTTAATAAGCATAAGCGTGGGCCTATGGATATGTTCTTAAAACGGAAATAGTATTTATAAATATTTCTATTAAAAATGGTTAAGGGTTTCTATTCTTATGAACGCGCCTTGAAATCAGGCATTAAATACGATGAGCTACCAGAACTGACCGATGCACATGTAGATATAATGTTCTTCATGTGCCTCAAGTGCTTACGGATGACTTATAAGGAAATAAAGTTCCTTGAGAAGAGTTTAGAAGATAGCCCAGACCCACAAGGAATCAAACGCATGATAGACGAAAAAAAGATGGAAAGTTATTTATTTCGTTGAATCTTGTTTTTGATTTAACAAATCTAAGTGTTAACATACAATGGAACGTGTAGTTACAGCATTAACAAATTTATCTTCTGCAAGAACAAGATTTATAGAAACTCGTGAGCATTATAACCCGGTAGAAGTAACGCAGTTCTTCATGAATGAATATATGTATCTGAATGTGCTGGCAAGCGTTACTCCTACTCAGACAGTTATTAATTTAACAATTCCAATGGATAGAGATGTGCTATCAAATGTTATGGTTACGCCAACACCACAGCAGGTACAGCACGAGGTAATGGATTGGACAGGTGATTCTAACTGCTCTATTTGTCAGGATTTGATTTCTTCCGGCGGGGCGCAGCTTCGCGTTTGCCACCACACTTTTCATCGAAATTGTATTGAAACATGGTTTGGTGCGAGTGTGAGATGTCCGATTTGTCGTAGAGACATTCGAGAGGATCACCAAGCCCAAACATCTTCTGCTTCCACAGAAATATCATCTCAGGAGGAGAACCTGTGGGGGGGAGAGCAAATGTAGGTATAATATATGATTTTCCATACTGAGACATATTAAATAATCTTCGTATATCATGTTTACATTCTTTGTATTCCTCATCGAAATCAGGGAATAATTGTTTTAAAGTTTCAACACTAGGTGGGAAGCAACGTATTATATCAACTATCTCTGAGTTCTTCTTGAAGATAATTGGTACATCATTTCCTGTCAGCAAAATAGGGACAACTCTATTTGGATCTTTTATCCATTCAATAATTTTTACTTGTGCATGTGGATCAGAACCATCTATTTCGTCCAGTATTATACAGGTTTTTCTTTTAGTATCACCTCTCACAAATGATTCAATATTTACACATGACAAGAATGAGTGGCGTATTTTATCAACATCATCAAAGCTCCTGAGCATCTTTGAAGCATTAATTTCCATAGGATCAAATCCATATGTCTTTGCTGCACAAAGAGCCATAGTTGTCTTTCCAATTCCTGGAGAACCAACCATAAATACACCTCCACTAAAATTAGATTCTAAGTATTCTCTCAATTTTATTTTTACTTCTGAATGGCCAATAACATCATCTAAAACCTCAGGTCTTCTTGATTCAGAAAACATTTCCTATTATATATTCAATACTTTTAAACTTAACTATATCCTCCTTAAAACATGAAGAAATTTTAATTTCACAAGGTAAAAGCATTAACATTTCTAATTCTGCATGTTTATGTATTTTCCTATCATGTATTAGATCTTTTATTGTTAATGGGAACTTATCATAAACCTTTGAATGCAAGCTATATCTAGCTGAAGAATGTTCTGCCAGATTCAGTATTTTTTCAAGCTTATCAAAGCTCATTGGGAATAAGGAGTAATATTTTGACCCAATAATTGTTGAAAACTCTAAAGCAGAGTAAACTTGCTCAAGTAATTCTTTTGGTATGAAATTAAACTCGAAGAGTTCTTCGATAGCTTCTCTAACTGCTGCCCTACATGGAGTCTCACCTGTTTTAATTTTCCCACCAATTCCAGTTATCCTTCCTGTGTGCCTATTAAATCCAGCTAGAACCTTAGTTCCATCAGTAAACATTATACCTGCCATTATTTAATGAAGGATCGCTATGCTTAAGCGCACATTCCTTGCCAAGAAGTCCCACAATTCTTTGCAATTTCGCAGCACTTGTTTACAGATGTAAATTTAGAAGGATCAAATGCTACACAATGTGTCGAATATGTAGGCTCACACATAGGTTGATTATATTTCCAACCCTTAGGACATTTTGCTGCAGTTTGCCTGTCTGGCCTCAGCAATATAACTGGATTCAAAATAAATTTATAGATTACAAATACGAATATAGTTATTAATGAGGCTACGAATAATTGTTGTATAATATTCATTCTTGTTTAATATACAAGAATGGATATTGCTAGACAAGTCATTCAGACCTATATTAATGACAATCCAAATCTAATGGTTAAACATCATATAGATTCTTATACCGATTTCATAGTAAACCAAATTCCAAGTTTTATTAAAGAGGAAAACCCAAGCTCACTAATCTTAGAGGATAATAGAAAAATCAATATCTACATTGGTGGAAAAGATGCCAAGATAAAATTTACTCCTCCAGAAGAAGAGGGAGTTTCTATTTTACCCCATGTTTGTCGCCTTGAGAATAAGACTTATGCCTTAGATGTTACAGCTGATATTGTTGTTGAATATGACTATGGAACTGAAAAAGAAACAAAAGTATTCTCAGATGTTTTTTTGGGTAAGATACCCCTGCTTTTAAGGAGCCCACTTTGCTATCTCTCATCCTTATCGGGTGATAAACTTTATGATGTAGGCGAATGCAAATTTGAGCTTGGTGGCTACTTTATTATTACCGGACAGGAGCGTGTCCTTTTATCACAGGAATCACTTGGTACAAACATGTTTTATGCACAGAAGCGTATTCAACCACCAAGTGCTGAAGCCGTAAGAACAAGAACAGAAAAGGAGCTAAAAGTTATGATGGAAAAATCAGAGAAGGAAAATGATTTTCAATTTATCTGTGGGATAACTAGCGAGTCAGAAGATGGAACAATGCGTGGCCGCCATCTACTCATCATTCCACCACTAAATAAGGTTGTAAACGATCCCCAAAAAATATCCAAGGAAACTGATTATTCTAATTTTTCAACAAATAGATTAGCAACTATTTTCTTGCCTGGTTTTGATAATGATGTTCCAGTCTTTAGTGTATTCCATGCTTTAGGCTTCACTACTGATGAGGAAATTTACAATGTTGTTCTTGCTGGTGTACATGAAAAGACTATATACGACTCCTTATTTGCAGAACTACTAATGTCTCATGAGAAGTTTGTTTCTCAGCAAATAAAACTTCAGGAAGATCAATCTGAGGATATCGATTTACTACTACTAAGGAAGCAAACAAGGACTCAAGGCAAGGGGGCTGTATTTATCAACCTTTTCTCAAAACTATTCTCACACTGCGAAAAGCAGGATGAATCGGTACCAACCTTCTTTAGAAGAAAGGCCTATTTACTTGGACATATGTTTAAAATGGCTATGGATGTCTGCCTAGGTAAACAAAATACAGATAGGGATAGTTTCATATTCAAAAGGGTTAATACATCAGGCGAACTTTGCTTCAATGAATTCAGAAAGATATACAGGGAAACTGTATCAATGATGACAATACAGCTCGATAGACGTGTAGAGTTCGAGAAACAAAACTACCGTGGGAAGGATTTATCTAAACTTATTCAGGAGGAAAACTTAAGGTCATATTATTGGAAATCTGGAAATTTCCTAGATAAATTTGAGAAATCATTTAAGGGATCATGGGATGGACAATATGGCGTCTCACAGGTTCTTTCAAGAATTTCATATCTTGGTGCGATTTCTCATTTGAGACGTGTAAATTTAACTATGGATAAGCAAACTAAACAAACTGCTCCAAGGAAACTTCATTCTAGTTCATGGGGATTTATGTGCCCAGTAGATAATCCAGATGGAAAAAATATTGGAATGATTAAATCCTTAGCTTTGTTTTCAGGAATCTCTGTACACACAAAAATTAATGATATTAAGAATATTATTTTTGCTTCAAAAAATATCAAGCAAATAACTTTTATACATCCATCGGTATGGGATGTAAGGTGGACAAAACTATTTTTGAACTCAGATTTAGTTTGTGTTATTATGAAAGATACAGAAGCATTCCACACATCATTAGTTGAGAAAAGGAGAAGTGGTGAAATAAATAAGACTATATCATTGTTTTGGAATAGATTAGATAATGAATATTTTATACAGACAGATGCAGGGAGACCAATTCGTTACTTATACAGGGAGGGTGTTAGACCAGAAACAATAAAGAACTTAAAAACCTGGGAATCAATGACACGCTACATGGATATTGTGGATAGTCGAGAATCTGAGTGCCTAAAGATTTCTATGGAAGCATTTAATTCAGAACTACCATCAGAAATACATGGATCCGTTATACTTTCTCCATCTTCTGGAATCAATCCGTATATTGATCATAACCAGGCCCCAAGAAATATGTTTGCATGTCAGCAAGTTAAACAAGCTTGTTCTTGGGCAAATACTGCCTTCAATAAAAGATTTGATGCTGTTGGTGTCCATCTACATTCACCACAGAGGCCAATATGTCAAACATGGATGACTGAGCAGATCCTTGCTGGTGGTTGTATATCATATGGGGAAAATCCAATTGTAGCAATTGGTATGTTTGATGGTTATAATCAGGAGGATTCAATTATAATAAATAACTCTGCTTTGAAAAGGGGGTTGTTCTTTTTAACTAGCTACCATGCTTATGACGAGCAGGAAAAGGTTGTTGATTACGCAACACAGAACCATACGATGATTGTTAACCTGACTACTGATCCAAAGTTTAGGGAGACTGTCCAAAGAAACCCAGGCAAGGATTATTCATTCCTGGATAGTGATGGTGTAATAAAGGTTGGAACAAAGGTATTCTCTGATACTATTTTGATTGGGATGGTTAGCCCAATAACGCATGATGGTAATATTGTGAAATATATGGATATTTCAGTGCTGCCTAAGAAGGGTGAGTTTGGATTTGTAGATGCTGTTTACCACTACACAACTGATGAGGGGTTCCAAGGAATAAAGATAAGAATAGCAGAAGGTCGCCATCCTATTGTCGGGGATAAGTTTGGGTCAAGACACGGTCAGAAAGGAACATGTGGTACATTAGTTCCAGAGGAGGATATGCCAGTAACATCTACAGGATTAAGACCTGATATGATAGTTAACCCTCATGCTTTACCCTCCCGTATGACTATTGGTCAGTTTCTTGAGACAATGGGTTCTAAGATAGGTGCAGAACTTGGGACATTCGTAGATGGAACCCCATTCAGTAAAAGCAAACAACTATTTGATATGAGGGATATTCTTATTAAATTAGGATACCACCCATACGGAAATGAAATTATGTATAATGGCATGAATGGCGAACAACTTGAATCAGAAATCTTTGTTGGTCCAACATTCTACCAAAGGTTCAAGCACATGGTTGAAGATAAAATTAACTACAGATCTACTGGACCAAGAACATTACTTACACACCAACCACTAGAAGGAAGGGCAAATGATGGTGGGTTAAGGATTGGTGAGATGGAGCGTGATAGTCTAATAGCTCATGGACTTTCTAATTTTTTGGAAGAAAGTATGATGAAGAGATCTGATGAACATGAGTTCCTCTATCAGAAAGAGACTGGATTGCTAGATTACAATTCAGACTACCCTGTATCAAAGGTTAGAATACCATATTCTGCAGGATTATTAGTTAAGGAGCTAGAATCTATGCACCTACAAGTTAAGCTCTTCTCTTAGTCTTTCTTTTTGATTTTCTTTGCTTCTTTGTTCTTCTTTTTCCAGCAAGGACACTTGCAGCCCTATCACTCATTTTTACTGGAGGGCCTACTACCTTAGGTGGTGGAGCTGGTAAAGGTGTAGTTGGCTCGGACTCACTCCCAAATGCATTACTCTCATCTCTCTCCATCCTTTCCCAATCTCCTAGCTCCCTACCATCTAATCCATATTCCTTGTATAACTTCTTTATTAGCTCTCTTCCATCCTGAGGTAACTTCAGGTAATCATCCCTTATTATTTTTATGCTACAGGGACTCCTACTCCAACGGACAACCTCCCTATCGTTTCTTGGATGCTTTGCAATGCCATTTTCTGATCGAAGCTCCTTCTTGTAGGTAACATCAATTCCATTCACGATTGTAATTGCAAATCCTTGGATTAGAGCATCAGTTATTGTAATTTTTGTTGACTCATCATGGCTGGATGACAGTTCACTCCTCAGCCTATTTTGTACAGCATCAATCTCAATTTGAAAGCAGGGTTGGCTCATAAGTCTAATTAATTCACTTTGAGTCCTACGTATTGTCCTATCCTTCCAATGCTGCTTTATTGCTTCAGCAAGCATCCGATTATAGTTTGAGCTTCCTAGCTGTGATTTCTCTATAGCAAATTTGATTAGTTTACCAATCTCTGCATTTTTATCAATAATTTCTTGAATAGCTTTGTCGTCCTCAAATAGTTCATCTGCTGCATCATACGCAGACTTGAACTTATTTTTTTGTGGGAAGACTAGTTGGCTTAGTTTATCCATTATATTAAATAACGGATTTTATTGTAAAGAACATGGATATATTAAACATGGAGAACATTACGGTAGTTAAGAGAAATGGCGCAGTTGTCCCAGTAAGCTTTGATGAAATTACAAGAAGAATTAGAGAACTATGTGTGGGATTATCTCACGTGAACCCAGATCTAGTAGCACAGAAAGTATGTAGTCAACTTGAAGATAAGATGCTAACATCTAAACTAGACGAGTTTGCAGCAGAGACCTGTGCAATGATGCAATCAAGATACCATCCAAACTATGGCATTCTTGCTTCAAGAATACTAGTTGATGATCACCGCAAAAATACTCCAGGTTCACTCCTGGAATGTATAGAGACTCTTTATCACGATGAAGTAATTGTATCTGATGATTACCATGATCTAGTATGTAAGTATTCAGAAAACTATGAGATGATGATTGATTATTCCAGAGACTACGATTTTGATTATTTTGGGTTTAAGACCCTACAACGTGCATATCTTCTTAGGAAGAATGGTAAAATTATTGAAAGACCCCAGCACCTATGGATGCGTGTAGCCATTCAACTGCATGCGGATGACTTTGAGAAAGTAAAAGAAACTTATGATGCACTATCACAGAAATATTTTATTCACGCCACTCCAACCCTCTTCAATGCAGGGACATCTAGGCCCCAAATGTCATCCTGCTTTCTTCAGATGATGAAGGAAGATTCAATAAAGGGAATTTATGAAACATTAGGCGATTCTGCTGAAATTTCTAAGTGGTCTGGTGGAATTGGATTGTCTATTCATAATATACGAGCCAGAGGATCAAGAATCAAGGGAACAAATGGAGAATCAACTGGTATTGTTCCTATGCTTAAAGTATTCAATGATACTGCAAAATACGTAAATCAAGGCGGAAAGCGCAATGGTTCATTTGCTATTTACCTTGAACCATGGCATGCAGATATCGAGGAGTTCCTAAGACTCAAGCTCAATCAAGGAGCAGAGGAGGATAGGGCACGTGATCTATTTTATGGCCTCTGGATTCCAGACCTATTCATGGAGAGAGTTGAGGCTGGATCTCATTGGACACTCATGTGCCCCCATGAATGTCCGGGACTAGCAGATGTTTGTGGAGATGAATTTAATAAACTATATCGCTCATATGAGGAGGAGAAGAAAGGTAGAAAGGTAGCAGCAAAAGATATCTGGAAACTAATTTTAGATTCTCAAATTCAGACTGGGATGCCCTATCTTTGCTATAAGGATGCTGCTAACTCCAAGAGCAATCAAAAGCACCTGGGAACTATTAAAAGCTCAAACTTATGTACAGAAATTATGGAGTTTACATCACCAACTGAAACAGCTGTATGCAATCTTGGATCACTTGCATTACCAATGTTTATTATTGATGGAAAGTTTGATTTTGATATGCTAAGGAAGTATACAAAGATTCTAGCAGTTAATTTGGATATAGTAATTGATAAGAACTTCTATCCAACTAAGGAGTGCAAAACCTCCAATATGAAGCATCGGCCTATTGGAATTGGAGTTCAGGGTTTAGCAGATGTATTTGCTATGCTACGCTACCCTTGGACATCACCAGAGGCAAAGAAACTAAATCGTGAGATATTTGAACATATTTACTATGCTGCTATGGAGGCGAGTACTGAGAGAGCTTACCATTTGGGAATGGCTTGCGACTGGACGTTCAGGCAATATCATGAATCATTTATAGGTTCCCCAGTTTCTAATGGTCAACTACAATTTGATTTGTGGGGTGATAAGCCAACTACTGATTTGGATTGGGAGGAACTAAGACGGAAAGCAACCTATGGAGTTCGTAATTCCTTGCTTGTAGCTCCAATGCCAACTGCTTCGACATCTCAAATATTAGGTAATAATGAATGTATAGAGCCTATTACTTCTAATATTTATACTAGGAGGGTTCTAGCAGGTGAGTTCATGGTAATTAATGAATACTTGGTCCAGGATTTAGTAGATGCAGGATTATGGACATCAGATGTGAGGACTTCAATAATTGCGAACAATGGTTCGATACAAGCATTGGAGTCTATACCATCAGAATTGAAGAATCTATATAAGACTGTGTGGGAAATACCCCAGAAAGTACTAATTGATATGTCTAGAGATAGGGCGCCGTTTATATGCCAATCACAGTCGCTTAACTTGTTTGTTGCCGAGCCATCATATGCGAAGCTAACATCTATGCATTTCTATGCATGGAAACAGGGGCTAAAGACCGGATGCTATTATTTAAGAACTAAAGGAGCCGCCACTGCCCAAAAATTTACTGTCGAGCCTTGTTTAACTTGCTCCGCGTAAAACAATTTCTCTTTAGTTTAATATAAAATGCACGGTGTTGAAAGCTATACCCCTAACAGCACTGCTGGAAACTCTGCCCCTGTTGATGCCGCCCCCCCTGCCGGCGCTGCCCCTGCCCACGGTGGCCGTCGTCGCCGCTCTCAGAAGAAGCTTCGCCTAGTGAAGAAGAAGACTGTTCGCAGGATGCTAGCCAAGGCTGGTCTCCGCATGCGTGGTGGTGGCAGTGACACTGCATCCCCCGTTGGCGGTGCAGAGGATATGTCTGCTGGTCGCCGCCGCAAGTCTAGGAAGACCCGCAAGGGCCGTGGCATGTTCAGCTACTAAGGGCAAATGCTAGAAACTACTAAAAATAATTCATCACTAAATCCATAGTGGCAACCATTAGGCTCTCCTTCAGGAGCCTTTCGGGAACTAGCATTTTTATCATGGACTAATGAAACTATAACCTCCTGAGGGGATAACTCCCTACACACTTGTTCGCGACCACGAATAAATGTGTCACCTTCCGCCATATTACCTGTGAACTGTCTATCTTCCCAAAACTTTCTTGTGAAGCAAAGTGTTGCCTCAGAGACACGCTCCGACATATTTAGAGTCATAGGAGGGACATTCATAAAAGATGTCTTCTTCTGGATATCATAGCAAGGAATAGTTGTACAAAATACACACTCCTTTGCTGGCTCCTTTTTCAACAAAGCTACTCGCTGAAGTACACTATTGTTTGGGTACACGTCATCGTCATCCATCATTACTATCACGTCATACAGTGCATTCTTTACGCCAATATTCCTCTTCTCCCCAATATCTGTCTTGCTATCCAACTTTACATATTTTACATTCGAAATACCGAGTAGCTCCTCCTCAATTGATTCACCATCATCAACTATAACCCACTCCAACTTATCCTCAGGATAAGACTGAATCAAATACGAATACTTAGCTAGTGGTATAAACTCCTTACGATTATAAGTCAATGTAACTATAGAGACGTAAGGCAAATCACTTTCCAAAGGCAGGGTATTATCTAGCGAGTAAGTTGTTTCAGGGAACCTTAGCTTAATAAATTCTGCATGCCGCTTCTCATATATAGCTCTCATCTTATCCGAAATAACCCTCTTTGCATCTGTAGGCGTCTCAGTATAGGTTATCAAATTTTCATATAAACTATTAGAAAAGGTATCAACTATTTTACACATTGTCTCCGGGTGATCTATTATCTGATTCTTAACCCCCCAAAGAACAGATTGTGAACCTTCAGTCAACTCATTGAATGCATCAATAGGTGATAACATTAAGTTGCAGCCAGATGACATAGCCTCATTTACAGCATGACCAAATCCCTCACATGCAGATACACATATTGCCAACCCACATTCCTGCAGTAAAGCATCGTAATCAGATTCCTTCAGTTCCGGATGTAGAATTACCTTATCCTTTAACTCATCAGGGAAATAAAACTGTATCTCTCTATATGGGATATGAAGCTCTGGCAAATCTCTATATAATTCAGGATTTTCCTTAAATGCTTGATAATATGCCCTCAAAATTGGCTTTGGTGTCCGATATGGATTTTTCCCAACAAGAACAATTGCTTTATTGTAGTTCTTAACATCAGAAAATACCTTATCAATAGAAGTCCAGCCAATGTATTTTACGTTACTTGTGTATTGTAGAAAAATCTTCTCTGCCTCCTTAGTCTTAACCCAAATCTCATCAACCATCGTTGTATAAGGAACCCATGTCTTGTATGTCCACTCAGGATTAGGAATCCAAATGTTCTTGCCTCCGAAAATAAATAATGCAGGATTAATACTCTCTACAAATATATTTATGTCTGCTTCTTGGCACTGAGGAACTACATGATGAATATTCCTAATTTCTGGCTCACCAAATTGGTTTGTAAGCAATCCACGTAAGATCATAGCATCCTGCGTTAATCCAGTATTTGGCTTGAAGTTTCCAATCAGATTGATTCTCATTTTGATTTTTAGGTTTATAGTGAGTAAATACGTTTAGTTTTCTTATTATCATTCCAACGACGAATTGTCCTATGTTTGGAACCAATATATTTTATGTAGGATTTCCAAGATTCAAGATCCTTCGCTGTGCAGGGTAGGAAAGAACATTTCCTATCGAAGAACCACTCATCATTTAGAAACTTTGTAATATCACCTTCTTCCCCATCT